CGGAAGGATTAGATCCAAAAACTTGCACCAAAATCCCATTAAAATCATAGAGAGGATTGCAAATTTCAGTTGCAATACCCTTCATGATTTCAAGATCTTCAGAATCATAATTTCCACTCAATCGCGCAATATTGATAAGAATTTTAAATGCTGAAGCCATAAACTTCGGTGACATACGGCCATCGAAAGATTTATAGTCTCCAGCAATGATTCTGTCCTCTCCAAATTTTCGAACATGTTGCATAAATGTGGTCCATTGTGGGGACTCAACATCAACGCCAACAGCACATTCAAAAACAAGAGGATTAGTTTGCATCAATTTGGCAAGTGTCAAATAATATTTGCGAACTAAAAGAGTGAAGGCAAGATTACTTCCTGCAAAAACACGGACTTTCGTTTTTCCGATCTTTGTGGGTTCATCTTTTAAAGCACCTTTAAAAACTGTGTTAACAGTTTCTCCGTGCTTCAAAACATCCTCCATTCTTGCTACTTCTGCCCAATACTCTGGATCCATATCCAAAGGATCAGAAATTCCTTGAACGTATCGCTCAGTACGTCGAATAACAGAAGCCTTACTACCGCCGGTTGGAAAACCTTTGGAAGTTTTAATATTGATGGCATTCAAATACATAACGCCATCAATCCCAGCAAGATTAGCATCGTCAGAAATTTTTCCTACCTCGGATAATTTCTCAGGATGCTGCCTAAAATATGACTGGACGCTAGTGTCATAATCAATAACTGCCTTAGCTAAGAACTCATCTTCAAAAGCAAAAGCTGTATGACACTTATTATCCAAATCAACCTCCCAATGAATAGGATCCTCCATTTGGTAAGGTTTTCCATGTATTTTAGGCAAGGCCATAATCTCTGCAACATCTTTCGAAATAAGATGTGTTCTAACTGCAGACATAAATCGGCCACGTGGCAAATTGGTCTCGCCTAAGACCAACATATTTGGCCCCTGATCCATTTTAAGCACAACAGAATCTTCACGAGGTGCTCGCAACGGTCCAACTTCAACACCCATAACAACAGTGTCAAAATTAGTCCGCGAATGCGAAGTCAAAATGTGGGGGCGCGATTCTAACGCACACAAAGCAGAATCAAAATCTGCCTGCGTCAATCGCCCACAACCTCCCTTGTTTCCTTTTCCGGCTAAATGAAAACCGGCAATGAAAGGCAAAGGAGCTTCTCCCAAAATGGGAGCCATACATAGTCCATCATATGTTGGAAAATCCAAAGAATATTTAAATCCTTTGAATACTCCACCCTGAGTAGTATCCAATACTCCAGGACTAGATATGAACCACGTAGTGGTAACTGGTGCATCTTCAACAAAATGCACCATAGTGGCGAAGAAATCGCGTTCTGGATACGCAATAGGCAAATACTTAGTCAAATCCTTGGATGGTCCAAATTCTGGACAATACCATAAGGCTAAATCCGTATCAGGAATTCTATA